AACTGTACTAATCACTTCTTGATAACCATTATTCAAAGTATTGAATTGAGCCGTAGTTGAATCTGATAATTCGTCAACTCTGGAATCAACTACTGTGATATTATCTAAAGCTTTTTGAGCACTATTTTTAACGTTGGTAATCTCGCCATCGAACTTTTTGGTAGCTTCATTTAATTGGTCAATACTAGACTGAGCCTTTTGTTGAGCGGTAGATGCGTCTGTTTTAGCTTGAGTGGCGTCTGTTTGCGCTTGTTCAGCGGACTTTTTAGCTTCCTGCCCGAGTTCTTGTGCTTCCTCACCAGCTTGTTTTGCATCGTCTCCAGCCTTTTTAGCATCGTCTGCTACTTGTTGAACCTTGTTTACAAAAGCTTGAGAAGCATTCTTGTCTGCCGTGGCAAACGCTGTAAATACGCTATCTAAAGCACCCCTATCTACAGTTGAAGTTCTATTCATTTCTTTGAACAGTGGAGTTATAAAAGCCGTTAAATTATTCATAGCGGTTTCTAATTCCGTTGTTGGTAAATCAGCGGATTGTAACTGTGATGTATCAATTGTATAGAGCTTTAAATCTTTGTCATATTCTTGTTTTAGTTTTATCTTTTCGCTGGGAGTAAGTTTGTTGTCGCTATTGATGTCATTAACATTACCTGCCACTTCGTTTGCTGTATCTTGTGCATTTTCACCAATACGAGTGCTTTCATCAATACTTATACTACCTTGTCCGATTGAACTCATGCTGCATCACCTTCCTCCCCGCTAGTGTCTTTATCGATATAATTCTTTTTATCACCGCTATCGTCACGTACATTTAAACGAGTCTTGAACAGTGTTCTATGAAGATAGGTGACGTTGTTTTCTCTGGTTAACATACCAAAGCCTTGAAGTACGTAAGCCCCATCTTTATCGTGATAATAGCCGATTGTTTCGGGTTCAAAAAAGTTATCTACCCATTTATCCCCGAATGTTTCAATCAAGTTCTCACGACGAAAAACTTCCGATTCCGTAACAACATTAATACAACTTAGAATTCTAGGATCTTTCTTGTTTGCATCCCCCGAATTAATAAACATATAAGGAAAATGAATGTCATTAGATTGCATGGTGTTGAAGTTTGGTTGCGTATTGCCTACAGGATTAAAACCAAATTGCTGAATTTTAAAGCTGTAAATGGCATTCCACTTTCCAGCAAGTAAATCATCGATTTTCAATACTTCAACAGGTCCACCTGCCATAACTGATAACACCCAGCCTTGCTCAAAATCACAAGAAATCCGTCTAAACCAATGACCGTCTATTGAGGGAATTTTAGCGAGAACTTCTACTCCGTTACCTTGGTTTACAACCGCATTAGGTGTCCACTTAAACCTACCTAAGGAAATATTGCCACCTGCCGTGTTAGTAGACAACGTCCATATCTCTGGCACACCATCAACTAAATGTGCTCCAAAACTACTACCGTGACCACCACCTTGTACGACCATAGAATCGACGTACGTGCCGTCTAACTTAAAGCGATGATATTTAGTATCATCTGCATTAGAACGATTGCCTTTTCCTTTTGTACCTTCTGTATATGCAACTGAAGTAATTAGCATCTGGTTGACTTCGTCATACCATTGGTATTGAAATGCACCTGCAATAGGGTCGCCCCAATGATCTTTTGGTAAATCTACCCGTTTTTTGTCGAAAAAAAGAGAGTTATCAATACTGATTGATAGCTCTGCTTCGGTTTTTAAGTAGTCTCCTTCAATGGTGCAGGTAATATTACCTACGTCGCCATCATCAAGAGTTACCTGATAACCGTCGTCTTTATGTTTTTCTTCCCAAACTAAGTCATGAACACCAGTTACAGCGTTGGTTTTAGACCAGATAAAGGCTGATTTACTCAGGTAACTAGTTAAATTAGTACCGTCTACAAACACTCTAGCAATGATTGTCTTGCTATGGTCTTCTTTACTCCAACTCTTTCCAGTTGGTGTAATTAACTGAACCGATGCCGTCTTTTTGCCGTTGCGTAAATCGTTAATTAAATCTCTTACTTTATTGTCAATATCGTTCTGTATTTGTCGGATAATACTAGGAGTTACAACTTGTAAGGTTACAAACTCGCCTACAATAACCTTATTCTGGTTAGGGTCAGCTTGTGAGATTGTTCGTTGAATTACACGGCTTTTCACGCCTGCCTCTGGTGACATTTTCGGGTCTAAAATTCGAATCGTATCACCTAAACCAGCTTTGAAATTATTGCTTAAAGTAATTTCATAGTTAATACGTGGATGATTGAACTTCGGCAACACTTGCGTTTTAGCCCATTCTTTTAAAGAACTTAAATTGGCAATAGTACTCGATTGTACCGTACCCTCTAGGAAATTAGCACCGTCAATATTTAAGACACCAGACGAATACAAGTTGTTAGCTTTTTCGTCTTCTATATATCCCTTTCCGCCGTTAACAGATTCAATTCCTGTACCATTAACGTTGTAAGGATATAAGCGAGTAATTAAATTGGCGTCCGTGGTTTTACGTTTCATGTCAATTAAATCATCACCAAAGCGGATTGTACGACCATCATCGACACCTAATTCATTAACGAAGTCGATTCTTTTTTCAACAATTTGACCAGCACTATTAAAAAGCACATAAGCATCAATTTCACAATTGAAAGTTTTACAGATGTTCTGTAATTGTGATTGAGCATTATCCATACCACTAATCGTAACGCCTAAAGCGTCTCCCGAATAATCAATCTCACCCGCTACCCAGCCTGTTCCCTCTAAAAGAGCACCTACAACTTGCTTTAAATAAACATCTCCAGCACCATCATCCCAACTCGAATCGTTATTATTCCATGCATTAGTTTTTGTGTGAAGCATGTCCCAAATGGATAAATTTATACCAATTGCACTCTTGTAGTGAACTCCACTTGGTGTGAATCCATCATCAATATTAGTTATTCTCATAACATACCAGCGACTGTTAGTCGGGTCTTGGTAAGCGAGAGAACTACCAATCACTATCTTGTCTGTATCTGGGTATCCATAAGGAATATTAATAGAATTGAGTGTATGATTCCAATTCTTTTGGTTAGTTTGACTTGCGCCAACGTTGTAACTAACTGGAACATCCGATGGCGTGATGTCAGCGTCTTGGTCGGCAATTTGAATACTTACCTCGTCACCCCAAAAAGGGGTTCCACCCTCATTAGAAAGTGAACCAACTCTTTCAAGATTTCTATCTAAAATTACATACAACTAAAAGTCCTCCTTTCTTATAGATAAGTTGGTCGATAGGTCATTTCAATATCAACTTCTTCTGGGTTTACATTAAAACCAATTACCTCGGATTGACCGCCCCAAAGTGATGGATAAGTTGAACCTAATGAAACTCTTTTTTCCAAAGAATTGACCGCACCACCATGAATTAAAGTAGTTTCGTTACGTTCACAATCAATCACGACGGTTTCCCCTTCGTGAACAACTGGATGTGGTTCATTACCATTGCCATCGTCTAAAATTTCTTTAACTGAATAAGCCGTGATAGAGTTCCAGCCATAGTTGTATTGTTTATTAACCTTTCCAGTCTGGGGATTAAGTTTGTCTTCGGTGATGTTGGTTTTATTTGCGTGCCATGCAATAGTGGCAAAATCAAAGTCTTGATCTTGTCTAAGATTGATAACTCTATTTTTAATAATATATTTGTCTGTTTTGCCATCATTGTTATTGCATTTCCATAAACTAATCCATACCTTTAATCCAACTTTCCTGATTCGGCATTGAACAAATCCTTGATTAAAGAAAGAAGTATTATTGAAGTTTCCAATACCCACGTTCGATTGGTAATAATTAACGCTGGTCTTCCCTTTACCTTTACCACCTTTAGTGTTCTTGGTATAAGTCTTACCTTGTTTTACAATCGTTACATAACTAGTATAGTTTTTCCCATTGTGCCAGTCTTTATAGCCTTTATATACTTGAATGGCTTTGCCTTCGGGCCCGATTTGAATTTCCCCACGAGTTGCTCTTCCTTGCATAGCGTCTTGCATGGATACCCTAAAAATACATTTTCCATTTGAATCAATTCCATACACTTCATTGCCTGAAATGGCACGGCTGTAATTCTTTATATGGTTAATTCTGAAATCTGTTTCAAAATTCTTAACCGCTCTAGGCAAACCTTGGTGCATGATAAAAGGTCCATACCTCTTACCATCTGTGTGCTTTAAAGGGTCTCCATAGTCGTACATAACACTTGTATTATTAGGTGAACGTTTTACAGAAATAGAACTTTCATTACTCATTACAGAACCGTCAATCACTCCATTAATTCCAAAATTAATCTTTGAGATGTCTGCAATGTTCGTCCACGTTGTAAGACCGTTGCAAGGGTCATTAACCAGTACAGGTTCTTTATCAACAACTGTGTTTCCTTCTTCGTCAGCTACCCGATCATAACCAACATCAACGTATTTAGTAGGGTCTGAACCATAGGCAACACCAATTTCTTCCATGTCCTTTTTTGGAGTAATCCTAAATACTGGATAGATTTCTCCAGTTCCCTCTGGAGTATATTCGAACATGCTATCTGTAATTTTGACGGTAACTGGGTCTTTATAGCCTTTGGGATCATCTGCAGTGAAAGTCAAGGTTAGTTGTGAATCGTTGGTTCCAACTGAAATTTGTGTAGCTTCTGGTAAAGCAGTAAACGTTCCATAATAAGTTACGTCTGGCATAGTTCCAAAACGCATCGGGAACGAACCGCCTTGCTCTGCCCTACGTGTAAATGCTCTGGTAATGTTGATTAGTGTTTCCATGTGTTCTTCATCAGATGAAGTTTGGAATGAAACTGGAATTTGCCAAGTCTTCGCACCATAAGCATTACCCTGTGGGATATCTCCATAACGTCCAGGAACTGGTTGAGAACTATGTGATATCGTAGTACCAGTCGGCCAGTTAATATGACCAACAACCAGCCCTAAATCTTCATAGGCTCTAATCCCATCAAATTCAAACGAATGTTTTGCTAAAGGCAATTCTTCTGCCATATTAAATTAGTCCTTTCCCTAAGTTGCTTAGATAATTTACTTTGTCTGTTTCTCTCTTATTAGCATTGTGAATGGTTTGGTCAGTAAGTGCGGTATTGTAGATGGCTTGAACAACTTCATTAAGCGTGCCAAGGGTATCTTTTAATAGTGCTTTGATTTCTGTTAGGTCACGTGAACCTGTTGAGTAGTCACCCTCGTGTGCTAGCCTATCTGGGTTGTTTTTAGCCATATGCACAACGGTTTCACCTAATAACTGGTTAGCTCTATCAGAACGCGTCATAGAAAGCGGAATCGCCATTTCAGGGCCTGCTTCACCAAAGATAGATGGAGTATTAGCAATTCCACCATTAGCATAGCCATGCCCGCTACCAAGAAAGCTTAATCCACTGCCATAACGATGTTTTGCATAGTTTAAACCAGCTAACATATTATCGTATCCATTCCAGATATTATTATGTCCAGGTAAATGATAAGCACTAAATGTCCCCGGCTTAACTTGCATTAATCCTTCTGCGTGGCCGTCAGCTAAACCATCAGTACCACCCATAGCTTTAGGGTTACCACCAGATTCAGTATTGATTTGGCGTAGCACTCGGCTAACCATGCTTGCGCTGGTTGAAAGTCCAAGCTTACTTAATGCACTTTTAACGTCAGATTTCCAACGTTGTACACCAGCTCCGCCTGGGTCACCACTTCCACCATCGTCACCAAACATGCTGGCAATTTTCTTAATGGTACTCCAGAAACCACCACCAACTTGTTTCTTAATTATCTGTTGAAGTTTACTATCGCCACTTGATCCTGCATCACTGCCAGCGTCTGATCCCTTGTCTTTACCGTGTTGTTTAGTAATATCTAACCAACCTGCGGTGCTCATACCATTTCTACTCCAAACCGAACCACCTTTGGTTAAACCAACGTGTAAATGTGGTCCAGTTCCTAATCCAGAACGTCCTAGAACACCAAGGGTGTCGCCAGTTTTTACGTGTTGTCCTTTGTGAACTCTAACGTCTTTAGCGTTACCAAATTCTTGATAAATGATTTCTTTACCAGTCGAATCTCTTGTAACAATGTTATAGCCAACAGGACCCCAGCCAGCGGGTGCACCACCAACACGGACAACTGTACCACCGTGCATGGCATGGAATGGAGTTCCTACTCTTGCAGAGAAGTCATTACCATCGTGAACACCACCACCACGAGGTGAACCAAAACCATCAGTATGTGACCAGCCACTACCAGGTGATTGCCAGCCTCCACCGTATGAACCACTACCGTCACCACTTAAGTTAACCATGCCCCATAATGTAGACCACCATTTTCCAGCTTGTTTCTTAACAAAATTGAAACTACCTTTAGCTATTGTTGGAAAGAACCCCTTTGTATTACCTTTAGAGAATGGCATTAAGCTTTCCAATGCTTTACCTGGGTTAGATATAATCTTAGTTCCCACATCAAATAGTCCTTTTAAGCCACCAGTAATCTTCTTAAAGACACTCTTAGCTCCGCTAATAATTCCCCCAAAGAAGTCTCCAATTCCACCACCTGCAAAGTGTGTGATTCCTAACATCGGAGCTAGCTTAGCTGAGTCAGTAGCATTAGCAACCTCGTCACCAGGGAACAGCATAGTTTCGGCGTTCTTTTCCTTAGAATATTCAACAGTCCCAGTTGCTTTTCTAAAGATAAGCTCTGGATTACTTGCACCAACTTCATCATTTACAATCGCAGGTGTAATTGAATTAATAGCGCGTCTAAAGTTAGAACTCCCAAGAGAACCAGTACCAGTTGCAAACTTAACATGACCAATTGGTTTGATAGTTTGTTTTGAACCACCAAACTTATTGATTACCCAGTTAACGCCACCAA